CGGCTCTGGTCCGGGTGGGATCCTTCCAGGATCCAGACCCCGGACAGTCCTGGACTGGCGTGGTGAACTACGGTGATGGCAGTCAGACCGAAAGCCTTACTCTTACACCGGATAAGACTTACCAGCTTGATCACACCTTCACCACCGTCGGAGTCTTCACGGTTCAGGTGACGATCACCGACAGCACGGGTTACCGGGGTTACGGTGCCTTCGGCGTGACGGTGACCGGATCTACCCCGCCACTGGTTCAGTGGTCGCCGGCCGGCACTCCCTGGGCCAGCCACACCATCACCTACTCGTTCGCTCCCGATGGCACCCAGTGGGATCACGGCGTCAGCGACCTGTTCGCGGTGTTCGACGCCCGGTTCGGTGCTCCGTCGAGGTGGGAGAGCGAGATCGCCCGTGCCCTGAACGACTGGGCTGGCCTGTCTGATATCCACCTGGTTCAGGTGAGCGACTCAGGCGACCCATGGAACACGCCAGGGTCTGCCCAGAACGATCCCCGCTTCGGCGACATCCGCTTCGCCGGCTACGAGTTCAGCGACCCGAACACGCTGGCCTACACCTACTACCCGGACAACGCCAGCACCGGGGCCGGCGACGTGACATTTAACACGGCGCAGTCGTTCGCCATCGGTGCCGACTACGACCTGTTCACGGTTGCCCTTCACGAGACCGGCCACGCCCTTGGCCTTGGCCACGCCCAAGACCCAAATCAGGTCATGTACGCCACCTACCACGGGATCGTCAGTGGACCCCAGGGCGGCGACACCGTGGGCATCCAGTCGCTCTACGGGCCGCCTGCTCCTTCCGCTCTCCCGACGCCATCGCCCACGCCATCCCCGCCGCCTCCGGCCGCCCAGCCGAACAAGCAGTCGCCCCTGCCTACACTTCATAGGGGGCCACGGCATGCCGCGCCCAAAAAAGGTTACCATCGAAAAGGTTCTGAAGTCGATCGCTGAACGTCCCAATGTGGACACGGCGGCGCTTCTGACCGAGATCATCGATGTCTGGGGAGGCGCGCGCAATATAGCCCTTGATATGAAGCTGAATTACGAGTCATCGCCGAAGGGCTCCGTGGTTCGCCAGAGGACCATGGACACCATTCAGCGGTTGATAATCCAGAACACCGCCTCGGAGCTTTCCCGACCCAAGAACCCGGAAGACCTGGACGAGGCCGACCTGGATCAGGTCATTCTCGGGTACGTCAACCGAGTCTCTAGCCCGGATAATCCGGAGTCGGAGGCTCCGCCGTGATGACCATTCACCCTCTCCCCGTAGTCCTGTGGCTCAAGATCAGGGGCCACCCCGCCATCCGCGAAGACCTGGCCCACCAGAGCCTTGGCTACATCCCGCCGTACTCGGAGACAGGATGGGCCTACCACGTTATCATCGATCACGTAGGCCGCACATGGGCGGTCCAGGTATGGCGATGCACCGTGCTGCCTTACACCGCCGAGTACCCCAGGCATGACTGCTCTCGGTGGAACCGGCCACTCACTGAGATCGAGCGCCTCTACGAATGGGCCAAGAAGCCAGATAAGCCCAACCCTGATCTCAGCACGGACTTCTGATATGACCAAAGACGAGATCCAGGCGGTTGTTGATAAGTACGCCGATCGCTTCGTGATCGCCCTCGGGCTCACGCAGTGGAACATCCGCTTCGTGATGAGCGCGCAGCGCGCCCCGTCCACGGAAGACTCGGTCACGAACGCCGATTGCTCGCGGTCGCTGAACTACGAGACCGCCCTGATTACCCTCTATCCCGACTCATTCGACGACGAAGATGAGGTGATCACCGCCCTTCTGCACGAGCTGCTCCACATCGTCATCGCCCCCTTTGACCTGTTCTTCGACCAGGTCTGCGAGCTGGGTCTTGCGGACCCTCTGCCGGCCGCCCTGGATCACACAAGGCGCCACGCGATAGAGCGCACGGTCCTTGCGTTGGAGCGCATGTATCTTGGAATCGCCAGATCCATCACCAAGAAAGAGCGGCCCCCGGGGGAGGAGGACGGTACACGGCCGCATCCCAAACTTTCCCCCGTTACCAGCCCTCGGAAGCGACGGGCCGCCGCCAAGCGCCGAGATACCCCCTCCGCCTCCTGACGCCGCCCGGCTGACCACCGCCGAGCAGGAGGAGTTTCGCCTGGCGCTGGAGGCAAAGGCTAGGCGTGAGGCGGAGGGGCTGCGACTGTTCATCCCTATGGAGGAGCAGCAGCGGTTCTTCGTCTGCGAGTCGCCCGAGCGCATCGTGCGAGGCGGCAACCGGGGCGGCAAGACTCTGGCTGTCGCCGTGGAGATCGCCCGCGCCCTGACCGGCCAGGATCCGCACAGAAAGTACAGCGATCCGCCCGTGGTGGTGGTGGTGGTGGGCTTCGACTTGCGGCACTGCGCCAAGGTGCTCTTCAAGAAGCTGTTCAAGCCGGGCGCCTTCCTGATGATCCGCGACCTGGCCACGGGCAAGTGGCGGGCCTACCGGCCCAACGACCCATCAGACGCCGCCCGCGTCTATGAAACCAAGCCCGCCCGACCGCTCATCCCACGCCGGTTCTACGACTACAAGGCCATCGCCTGGGAGGAAAAGAAGGGCGAGGTGGCCAAGTGTGTGACCTTGAAGAACGGCTCCGAGCTGCACTTCTTCTCCTCGAAGTCCAACCCCCCGCAGGGGTGGGCCATCCACCTTGTGGCGTTCGACGAGGAAATAGAGCAACCCATCTGGTATCCGGAAATGGCGGCCCGCCTTCTGGACAACCGGATCGTCAACCCAAAGACCGGCAAGGTTCTCAACGGCCGGTTCATCTGGTCCGCCACGCCCCAGGCCGGCACCCAGGTGCTCTACGACCTGTGCGCCAGGGCCAAGGAACAGGCAGAGGAAGCCGGGGTGGCCCCAACCACGACTCCGGTCACCTCGGAATTCGTGCTCGGCATGCTCGACAACTCATTCATGTCCGAGGGAGCAAAGCAAGAACTCATCGCCAAGATTGGAAACAACGAAGATGAGTATCGTGTTCGTGTTCTTGGTGATTTCGCCCTTCTTGGCTCACGCGTCTACGGAGATTTTGCTCCGCACGGGGTTCACGGAATGGAGGCGTTTCCCATACCTGACGACTGGACTCGTTACGCATTCATAGACCCCGGCCGCCAGGTGTGCGCCGTCCTGTTCGTCGCCATTCCGCCCACCCACTCGGAGTACGCCGGCCGCAAGTTCATCTACGACGAGCTGTACATCAAGCGGTGCTCGGCCAAGATCTTCGCCGAGCGCATGCGGGACCGATTGGTTGCCCAGACCATCGAAGCCTGGTGGATCGACCACCACGCCGGCCGCATGACCGAGATCGCCTCTGGTCTCACGCCAGAGGAGCAGTACTCGGCCGCCCTGAAATCCGTGGGTGTGCGATGCCAGCGTACCGGCTTCAATTTCCTGTGGGCCTCCGACGACGTGGCCGGCGGCATCGAGGCGGTGCGGGCCGGTCTGCACATCCAGGACGGCCATGGCACGTGGGTGGTCCTTAAGGGTAAGTGTCCAAATTTCATCTGGGAAGCATCGATCTACTCCTACAAGCGGACCCCGGCCGGCGTGGCCACGGACGATCCGGTCAAGCTCCACAACCACCTCATGGACTGCTGGAGATACGCCGCCCTGGCCGACTTGCGATGGCGTAAGCCCAAGCCGAAAGGCCTTCGCAAAGGCCCCAACGATGACATCCTGGCCGCCAAGCGAGCCAAGCATCGGAAGGAGCATGGGTGGGGTGATTGTATCAAGCTGGGCTAAACTTCTTTAGAAGCCCACTTGTTGGGCATAGGAGGGTCTATGGGTTTTGATTACACCGCCATCGTTTCCCGCGCTTTCCGCGATCTCGTGATCCCGATCTGCCTTGGCGTCGTAACTGGCGTTATCACGTTCTTTTGTGTCGAGACGTCCGGCCGTGGCCGCCGCGATATAGACCAGGTTTCACTCTCGGTTCGCGACTCCGAGTGCTGCAAGCTGACCCGGAACGGCCGCTATGAGCACAGGTGTCGGTGCTCGTGCCGGCTGTGCGACTGCCCGACCAACCGTCTGGGCGACACCGTGGGCGAGGTGAAGAAATGAGCCAGGAAGACACCGACCGCAAGGCCGATCTCGCGTCCGCCGCCGCCGTGGCGCTGACAGGCATCCTGCTGGCCACCGCCGCGACCAGCTACTTCAAGACCGAGCCGGAACCGGCGCCTCCGCCCACCCCGGTCATCGTGATTCCTGAAACACCCAAGAAAGCGAAGCCAAACTGTCCGGACAACCGTTGCCCGAACTTCGGCCAGGCTTCGTGTTCCATCCACGGGAGATGATCTTGAGTTACGTGATGCCAGAGGCGTCTGTCGGCCCGGCCGTGTGGCTTCCATTTGTGGACGGCACGCCCTGTGCCGCACTCATCACCGAGGTGGGCGACCGGGCGGTCAGCCTGACCATCTTCCCCGAGGGCTCGGCAGTCGGCATTCACCGCACCGGCATCCGCCATGTGTCCGACCCAGACGTCTCAAAGCTGGCGACCGCCGCTGATGGGCTCTGGGACTTCAGCGATGACCGCAAGCTTCTCCTCAAGCTCGCCGAAGACATCGGCGTGTCGATGGGACCGACTGCCTGATGGACAGCTATGCCTCCGAAGAACTCGACCCCGTATTCCAGACCATCGTCAATGGCTGGAAAGCGCGGATCGAAAAGGCGAAGGCCCACAAGCGCGAGGTGTTCGGCAAGGCCGCCCACGAAGCGTATCAGTTCTACTGCGGCCCACGGTCGTGGGATGAGCTGATGATGTCGGGCACGTCCGATGGCATGGGGGCTGAGGATAGCCGGTTCCCCGACCCGACGTTCAAGATGTCGGTGAACAAAACATTCGAGTTCGTGTCGATCTTCGGCCCGGCCCTCTACTATGAGAACCCGGTTCGCACGGTCAAGCCCAGACAGCCAGTCGAGGTGCCGCCTGAGTTCTTCCAGGACCAGGCCATGTACCAGCAGCTCGCCACGTTCGAGCAGGACAGGCTGCTGACCGACACGCTGCGCGCCCAGGTGCTGGGCAGCTATCTTAACTGGACGCCCAATCAGGGGCTGTCCGACTCCACTCGGCTGGCCATCAATGAGGCCCTTATCAAGGGCCGTGGCTGCCTGTGGACCGAACTCTATGAGCCACCCGCCGCCCAGTTCCGCGTGGTGCGCTCGGTCTACGACTCGGTGGACAACCTGCTGGTCGATCCGGACGCACCGCACATCAACAGCGCTCAGTGGATTGCACGCCAGCACGTCAAGCCCGTGTGGTGGGTGGAGCGGCACTTCGGCATGCGTCCCGGCTCGCTTCGCGGCAACATGGAGTCGCAGGCCAAGCAGGCGGATATCGAGGTCGACGAAGACCAGGGCTACAACCGCCGTCGCGGCCTGACCAACGATCTGCTGGTCTACTGGGAGGTGTTCAGCAAGATGGGCATCGGCGGCCGGCTCCAAGGAGCTGACCCCAACGTGAGGCCCAGTCTCGAAGTCTTCGGCGACTATTGCAGAATCGTGGTCGCCAACACCTGCCCGTTCCCGCTCAACCTCTCGCCCGACGTCACCAGCGACCCACGGTTCGGAGGCGACCCAGAGATCGTGTTCGGCCGCACCGTCTGGCCAACGCCTTACTGGGGCGCCGACTTCCTGGGCTCCGACGGCTGGCCGGTGAGCGTGCTCGACTTCCACGAGGTGCATCAGTGCCCCTGGCCGCTGGCTCCGATCAAGGCGGCCATCGGCGAATTGAAGTTCCTCAACTGGGTCATGTCCTTCCTGACCGCCAAACTGCACACCTCCTGCCGCGATTTGATCGCGATTCGCAAGAGCCTTAGCGAGGAGATAAAGAACACGCTCCTCCACGGCAAGGATCTGGAGCTTCTGGAGCTGGAGGCTGAGCACGGAACCATCAGCGAGCTGGTGCAGGTTTTGCAGATCCCGCCGGTGAATGGCGACATCTGGAAGATGATCGCTGCCGTCGAGAACAACTTCGATAAGCGCATGGGCCTGACCGAGCTGATGTACGGCACCGAGGGGAGCACTCAGATACGCTCCGCCGAGGAAGCCAACATCCGCAGCCAGGGGATGAACGTTCGCCCGCAGGACATGGGGAAACAGGTGGAGGCCTGGCAGGCCGAAGTGGCGATGAAGGAGGCGGTTGCCTCTCGCTACCACCTTGTTGGCAACGACGTGAAGTCAGTCCTCGGTCCCACGGCCGCCATCGCCTGGCAGGAGTATGTGCATAGCAAAGACATAGTGGAGATCTGCTACGGTCTTGAGTACCACATCGAGGCCGGCAGCACGCAGCGGCCGAACAAGATGGCCGAGGTGCGGCAGATGACCGAGGCCATGCAGGCGGTTGCCCCCATCTTGCAGCAGTACGCCCAGCTCACTGGCGACATTGTGCCCCTGAACAACATGCTCGCCGACTTCGCCAAGAGCCGCGATCTGGACCCAGCTCGCTACCAGCTCACCGCCCCAATCCCGCCGCCCGTACCAAGTCCTTCTCCTGAGCCTCACGCAGAACAGAAGGAACCCACCTCCGCCACCGTTCCCACGGGGTAAGCATGTCGCATTGGTTCCCCGAACTCACCGATGAGCAGTACGGAGAGATCATGGATCTCCCGGTGATTGGCCGCAATGCCCCGTACCGTCGCTACGCTCAGATGCGTCACGACGGACAGAGCCACAACATGGCTCTCTTGCTCGCCACCGGGAGTTTCCCGGCCACCAGAACCGACGTGGAGTTCAACCGAGGGAGGACGAATGGGAACCAGTTCGAGAAGACACCGCGGTACGGAGACTGGCTCCGCGCTCAAGCCGAGGCTGCGGGTGTTTCCACGACCGGGAAGCACTATTGCGCCGGCCTTGCCGACTTCCCGGGAGATCCAACAGCTTGGATATCCAACCGAGGCGATGTTGAGCGCGTATGTCGCGAGAAGAATTTCACGTGCCACGGAGCGGTGGAGCATGTAGGCCACGAGTCCGAGCCCATGGCCGACGTATCGGTGGCTGGCGATATTCTGGATGCCGAGATCGAGGAAGAGCTTGAGCGTGACCCTGGCCTGAACCGAGAGGACCACCGGGAGCGGCTGGTCGCACTTCGCTCGGGGGCCATTGATCCCAACGAACCACTCGTCTCCGAGCCAACGGAGCACTACTTCTGATGATCTTCGAACTACTCCGCTGGACCGTGATCATCCTCGTGTTCCTCTTCCTGGTGCGATTCGTCGAGGATCACGGCGGCCGAGACTTCTACGACCGCCACTTCGGGGGCAACTAAGGTGTGGATCACCTACCAGGACGCCGTTCAGCACGTGCTCGACTA